TTCCAGGAGCTCATGCACTGCACGACCACGGGGGCCGCGAAGAGCACCTTGTTGGTGGAGCCGTACTGGAACACCTGCGCCATCAGGTTGTCGAAGCCGGACGGGGTCATCGCCGCGCCCGCGCAGTCGAGCTTGTTCGACTGCAGGAACTCGTACAGGCCACCGGCCATTCCCTGCGGCTCGGTGTTGCCGTTCGGGGCGACCGAGGAGGCGACGTAGGAACGCGTGCCCCAGAAGCCGATCGCCTCCCACTTCTTCTTGTGCACGCGGGCTTGGCGGACGGCCTCCTTGGCGGGCTCACGTCCGCCGTAGAGCTCGATCGCGGTCTGCGTGTTCGTGAACGTCCACGGTGTCCGCGTGATCTGCGTGTAGTTGTAGCCGAGCACACGCGCCAGGTAGCGGGCGACCGGGAAGTCGGAGCCTTGCGGCTGCGCGTCGGCGACGACGAGCCAGTTGTCGGACGCGGAGATCGCGGCTGCGACCACCCGCCCGACGCCGCGGGCGAGCGTGATCGTGTCGGTCGCGACCGAGACGACGGTGCAGGCCTCGCCGGAGCGCATGTTGCGCAGCACGTCGTTCGGCTGCACCAGCTTGCCGTGGCCCGCAGAGAAGGGGATCGCCGTGTCGGTGGTGATCTGCGCGGCGGTGTTGGTCACGATCCGCGGGAAGTCCTCCTCTTCGAGCCAGTTGACTTTCTCTCTCGTCGCTGCCCGGGACGAGACCTTGTCGGTCATGGTGGTGAACTGCGTGTCGTCCGGCTTGAGGACCCGGATCTTCGGGTCCATGTCGACGACACGCTCGTCGGGCACGATCTCCTCGGTGGAGATGTAGCCCGTCGCAACGGTGCCAGCCATCAGGGCACTCCTCGGGTGGAAGGAACAAGTTCTCCTTCGGCCCTCGGGGTCTCGGCTCGGGGAGGCCCGCGGCTCTAGGTGTTACGCGCCCACTCTTCTTCCAGCTGCTCCAGGGTGAGGCCCGGCCCGATCCGTCGCGGGGACGGGGTCTCGCCTGCAGATGGGCTTGCAGCTGCTGACGCTACCACGGCTTTGCGTTTCGCGTTCGATGCTTTCTCGCGGTTGCCGTTCTTGAGCTCCTCCTTGGCGGAGGCGAGCGAATGGGTGGAGGCGCGCGCGATCTCGTAGATGCCCATGACGCCGCGCACCGCCGCATCCGGATCCTGGGAGCGCGCGTCGATCACGAGCGGATGCGCGTCGCCCAGCTGCGCGATCGCCGCCGTCATCTGGGCGGCGTACTTGGGCATGTCCGGGAAATGGGTGGCGAGCTCGCCGAGCAGCTGCTCCGCGGTGAACGAGGCCTGCGGCTCCTGCGCCGCCTCCATGTTCGCGTAGAACTGGCCTTCGGCGACGTCGACCGCCTGTGAGGTGCGCAGCGCCTCGTACGGCTGCTCGTGCCCCCACTCGGTGCAGATCGCGCGGGCGAGCCCGAACTCGCCCGCGTTCACCGCGTTACGAACGTAGAGCTGCGGGTTGCCGGACTCCATCGCCTCGGTGACCCAGTTGCGCTGCGCCTCGTTCAGGAGGACGGCGTCGCCCTGGAAGGCGGCGGCCTGCTGCAGCTCGCCTTCGAGCTCGCGTACGCGCCGTTCGAGCGCCTGCTTCTCCTGGCCCTGGCGGGAGAGCGCATGCTGGGACTGGATCCCGTAGCGGAGCGCCTTCTCGGTGTCGCCCTGGAACTTCGCCAGGAAGGCGCGGATCTCCGGGTCGAACTCTTCCTCGTCCTCCTCGCCCGGCTCCTGCTCGGGCTCGCCCTGCTCCGGCTCGGGCTCCTCCTCGTCTTCGCTCTCCTGCTCGGGCTCCTCCGCTGGAGGAGACGCCTCTTCCTCTTCAGGCTGCTCGACCTCGACCTGCTCCTGCTCACCAGGCTCCTCCTCGGGTGCGGGCTCCTCGGCTGGCGACTCGGGCTCCTCGCCGGTCTCCTCGGCCCAGGCCGAGAGGATCTGGGCGGTCACATCCTCGGGTCTCACGTCGTCACTTCCTCCCTCTGTGCCTCCTGCAGGAGGCGTTCGAGTTTCACTTCGGCACCGTGCGGCTGGGCGAGGAACCAGCGCATCCCGTCCAGGTAGCCGCGCACGTAGTCGACCTGGCGCTGGTCGAGCGGGTCGGGCCCGAGCGCGTGCGCGAGCACCACTTTGCGCAGCCGTTCCTCCTTCTGGGCTGCCACCTTCTCCAGGACCGGCCAGGAGGGGTGCTGGGTGAGGATGGCGAGAGCGCCGCCCTCGGTGATGCGTTCGCGCCGCTCCTCGTCGGTGAGCGTGTGGCCTCTGCGTCTCATGTGCCACCTCCACCCTTGTTCGAGACGCCGCCGCGCATCCGCATCAGCTGCGCCATCGCCGCCTCAGGAGACATGGAGGGCCCGGGGGAAGCTGACGGGGACTGCGGCCCTGCCGCCAGCTGGGGCGCGGTCACCCCGCCGGGCCCCCCATTGGTGACGGGCACCTGTCCCGGTTGCGGGGGCGTCCCGGGCTGCCCGCCAGCGGTGGCCGCCCCGACCTGGGGCGGCATGAAGTAGCGGTCCTTGTCCGGCTTGTCGTAGGCGTCGAGCGTGTCCTCCATGAACGCCTTCAGGTTCAGGGGTGCGCCCGACTGGGCGAACACCATCTGCACCTGGGCGGCGATCTGGAGCAGCGAGCTCGACTCGGCCCGGCGCTCCTGGCGCAGGAGCGAATCCGAGGTGACGTCGATCGTGATGTCGTAGTCGCCCTGCAGGTCGAGCGGGGTGATCTCGTGGTAGGCGCTCGCCCCGTTCGCGCCCAGGATCGGGACGATCCGGTCGTCGCGGACGAACTGCTGGTAGAGGAGCAGGAAGTCCTTGCCGAGCGCCGCGTAGGCCCACAGGTAGTGCTGCTTGCGCGACTGGATGATCCGCTGCGCGATCGTGGTGATGATCGACATGCCGGTCGCCGTCTGCTGATCCATCGTCTGGTCTTGGACGCCGGAGGCCATCGGCAGGCCGCCCATGATGTTCTGCAGGTCGCCCTTGAGCAGGCCCTCGGCCTGGAGGGTGATGTTGGCGACGGTCGGGTCGATCTTGAGCGTGTCGACCTGGCCGGGATCCTCGACGAACCATTGCGCGTTCGGGGCCCACTCGAACGCGTCCGGGTCGTCGACGTCGGAGCGGATCAGCGTGATCAGGTTGGCGAGCAGACGGACGACGTCGAGCCGCTGGTTCTGCAGTGTCCACAGCATCTGCTGCAGCTGCGCGAGCGCCTCGACGACGGAGATGCCGGGAATCTGGAAGGCGTCCGGCATGGCGGCGCAGACGACGAAAGGCATGCGCCCGTTCCAGAACGGGTTCGGGTCGTCGCGCAGGAGCACGGTGCGGTTGCCGACCGTGATCACGCGCTCCGGCGTCCAGTACTCCAGCACCTCGACGAGATCCTGGGTGCGGTCAATGTTGCGCAGCCGCATCTCCCGCTTGGTCAGGTCGGCGTAGGTGGCGCGCGAGGACGAGCTCTTCAGCTGCTCGACGTTCTTGTACACGCCCTGGTTCTGCATCCGTTTCAGGGCGGCGTACGACTGCCACGTCCTGTCGATCAGGTATTCGGCCTTGTCGACGTTCGGAGCCTGCGAAGGCCAGAAGAAGTCGCGCACGTCGCGCACCTCGCAGACGGCATCGTCGAGGACGAGCACGTCCTTCGCGGTCGTCTCCTCGTGGGTGGTGATCGAGTCGACGACGTTGCCGTACGCGTCCTGGATCTCCATGTCGTTCGGGGTGAGCGCGACCACGTCGCGACGCTCGCTGCGCCAGTAGGTCTTGAAGACGGTGATCCCGGCGATCAGGTCCTGCTGCATGAAGTCGCGCTGGCATTGCGCGAACCCGGCCCTGTCGAGCGCGTAGCGGAGCGTGTCCGCGATCGCCTTCACCCCGGAGAGGCGGGCGAGGATCTCGTCGAGCGGCTCCTCCGGCTTCGGGCGCGGCGTCACGTTGAAGCGCGGCGAAGGCTCCAGCATGGTGGCGAGCATCCCTTCGCAGGTGTTGAGCACGTACGGCGTCGTGATGTTCGAATGCCAGTCCTCGTCGTCGGAGGCGGCCGGGTTCTGGCCGGGCTCGGCGAGGCCGCGGTAGGCGTCGTAACGGCGCTCCACCTTCTCGATGAACGCGTCGTGGTAGCGGCGCTCGCAGTCGGTGACCGCTTTCACGACCAGCTGGACGGCGTCCGACTGCTCGGTCTGGTCGTAGAGGTCGGTCTCGACCTGCGGGTCGGTCGCCATCTAGCCGCCCTGCGGTCCCGCCGCCATGCCCGGGTTCAACTGCAGCGCACCCTGCAGGCTCTGCATGTCCGACTGGTCTTTCGCCTTCAGGCTGAGGATCTTCTGCAGACACTGGGCGGCGACCGCGCGGTCGGCCTCGTCGGGCTCCAGCTGGATGTAGGCGTGCAGCGCCTCCTCCGCGCCGTCGAGCGCCTCGGCCGAGTTCGAGTACTCCTGGCCGGTGTCGGTCGCACCACCCGTGTCGCCGCCAAGACCGGATGGGTCGCCGAGGTTCGGGGGCTGGCCGGGCGGCGGCGCGCCGCCTCCGAGCGCGCCCGCAAGATCCATCATTGAAGACATCGGGCCTCCTCTACCGCTGCCAGGCGTAGGCGTACGGCCTACGCTTGTGGGGGTTCCTGCGCTGGACGCGCTTCTCGTGGGTGCCGTACAAGCGGTACATCTCCAGGGCGATCCCGAACGCCATCACACGGTCGTCGTTGCAGCCTTCCAGGGCGCGCGGCGAAGGGAGCGTCTTCTGGCGCACGAACGTGCGCAGCTCGGAGACCAGGGTGCGCGGCAGCGCCGGGAGGCTCTTCTCCCGGATCGCCTGCTCGATCTGGTTGACCACCTGCGGCCGCGTCTTCAGGTTCATCGGGAAGCCGTAGTTGTGCAGCTGGGCGGCGTCGGGCCGGTCGGCGATCGTGTGCCGGTACAGCTTCGGGTAGTGCGGTCGGCCCTTGCGGCCGTCGCGCAGGCTGATGATCACCGGCTCGCCGTAGCCGCCGCCCATCTCGACCGCGATCCTGGCGGTGCCGTACTGGCGGCCGAGGAAGTGCAGCTGCTCGGCGAAGATGTCTGGCTCGAGTTTCGCGTGGAACTCGGCGGCGATCCCCATGCTGACCAGGTCGATCACGTAGGCGCAGCTGTAGTCGAGGCCGCGGCCGGTGGCGACGTCCGCGCCGATCGCGTACTCGTGCGAGGAGTCCGGCTTCGCGTAGACGCGCACCGGGAACTGCTCCGGGTGTGCGCCCGCCTTCTCGACCTTCGCCCGCTGGCCGCTGTCGTCGGGGCGGTAGCGGATCCGGCCGAGCTCTTGCAGCGGCGCGTTCTCCGAGTACCAGGCGAGCGCGTCCAGGTCGAACCAGCACTCGCCCGTGTTGATGAACGCGTCCTCCGGGTTGCGCGGGAACTGTTCCGCCCGGTCGGCGGCGGGGAGCGCGCGCGCGTTCGTCTCGTACCAGCGTTCGTCCCGGTCCGGGTGCAGGCTCCAGGGGAGGAACTGCACATGGATGCCGTACGCCTCCGCGTTCACGTACAGGTGGTGGAAGAAGTTGCCCTCGCCGGTCTGCTCGTTCGAGACGCCGTTCGCGGTGGAGACGACCAGCACCTGGCCGCCGTTGTCGGCGGTCGGGAAGGTCGCCTTCCAGGAGTCGCGCGCGTACTCGTGCCGCGAGTACTCGTCGAGAAGGACTAGGGTGGCGGTTTCGCCGTGACCGGCGCGGCGGGTGGAAGGGAGACCGACACAGGATGAGATGCGACCGTCAGGGAAAGTGAACTCGATCAGGGTGGTGGGGCGCGCCTCCCGGGACGGCTTGGTGATCTTCGCCTCGAAGCGGAGATGCTCTGGCAGCGAGGTGAACATGTCGAAGATCCGGTTCACCACTTTGATCGCCTCGTCCTCGTTGATCGAGACGACGAGGCCGCGCGTGCCGGGCAGGATGAGCAGCTTCCAGAGCATGTAACCGGCGGCGAGCCAGGTGATCCCGAGCTGGCGTGCTTTCAGGACGAGCGAGAGCGTGTGCCCGATCCACTCGTCGAGGACGCCGCGCTGCCAGAACCAGCCCGCCTCGCCGTCTTCGAGCTCGAAGCTGAAACGCTCGCCGGTCTTCGGGTCGACGCACTCCACATGTTCGAGCAGACCGCCCGGGTGCTGCATCGCGGCGGCGCGTTCGTTCAGGCGACGGGCGTAGTCGACTTTGAACGCCGCCAGGACCTCCGGGTCGGCCTGCTCGATCGTGGTCACAGGAGACCGCACCTCCTTGCCGTTTCCGGCCAGGGACTGAAACCGCGCCCGGACAGGTACGCCTTGATGGCGACCGCGATCTGCATGCCGGGTGTCCAATGGTCGGCGGTGCCGAAGGCGCGGAGAAACTCGCGCCCATAGGTGCGCTGGAAGGAGTAGTCCATCTGCAGGCCCCCGTAGTAGGGGGCACCGCCGTCCGTCCAGCTGCCCTCGTAGCGGTGGATGCACATGAACGCCCGCACGAGCGACTGCGGGCTGGAACGTGCCGCTCGCAGGCTCGCCACCGCGAAGCCGAGCCAGACGAGGAACGCGAACGTCAACAGCTTCAAGGGAGCGCCTTCACGCGCGACCTCCTTGCTAGGGGACGTAAGACGCGCGTGCGAGACGGCGGACTAGCTGTCAGCCCGTCCGGCTCGGCGCGAGGGTGAGAAGCTGACTTGGCGCGAGCCCACGGCGAACCAACCCCGGAGCTCGGGCGGGCTACTTCTTCTTGCTCGCCTTCTTCTTCGCCGGGGCGCGCCGGGCGGCGCGCTCGCGAGCCTCGAAAGCCTTCGGCTCCTTCGACTCGACCTTGTACGGGTCCTTGATCTTACGAGCGGCCATCACTGCTCCTGTCTGCCTGCGCGGATTTGTCGCTCCCGACGCCTCGACCAGTTCCTCCAGTACCGCTCCTCGCGACGATCGATCACGCGTTGCGGCTCGAACCAGGAGGAGGTGCTCGTGTTCTGCCCGCAGAGTGTCGGCGAGAGCTCCCACTTGCGCGGGCAGAGATGCATGACGCCGCTGCGGGCGTTCATGATCGTGTACTTCTTCCGCGCCTTCTCGAAGCCGCCCGCGTTTGCGACGCAGTGCTTGCAGTAGCGGACACCGCCGATCAGAAGAACAGAACGCTCGCTCACCGCTTCAGCGGCGGCGGGCCCGGCGACGGCGGGACTGGCCGGACTGGCTGAGCGCGATCGCGACCGCCTGGCGCTGGTTGCGGACGATCGGCCCCTTCTTCGAGCCGGAGTGGAGCGTCCCCGCCTTCCACTCGTCCATGACCGTCTTCACCTTCGCCTTCTTGGCGGTCTTCGTCGTCGGCTTGCGGGCGGCCACTCAGGTCGACCTCTTCTTCGTCGAGGCGGACTCGATCGGGTGCGCCCCGGTGCCGAACCACTCGCTCGCCGGGGTGGAGTGGCTGATCGTGCGCGCGCGCGCGTGCGCGGTCGGGCCCGGCTTGGGGAGCATGCCGGGCGGCGGCTCAGTGCGGATCCGGCCGAGCGCCGAGCCGAGCGCCGAACCGGCCGGGGTGGGACGCTTCCTCTTCGCCATCTCTCCTCCTTAGCCGGGATCGGGTGCGGCCCTGCCGATCACCGCGATCGGCGTGCCGGTGTCGTCGTAGACGGTGATGATGTGCTTGCCCGCGGTGTCGGGGGTGAGCGTCTGGATCACGTTCCAGTAGGAGCAGGCGATCGTGACCGCGGAGATGTTGTCGTAGCTGCCGCCGACGATCGAGCCGTCGGGGAGCTGGCAGGTGAACGGGTGCGCGGTGCCCTGGCTGGCTGGCGTCTCCATCAGCTGATCAGGTTCGAGCCGAAGAGGACGAACACCCAGAGCGCGACCGCGATCGCGACCAGCGCGAGCTCCGACTTGGTCAGCGCCATCACTTCACCTTCTTCAGCCGAGGATTGCGCCGCTTCGCCGCCGGGGAGGCCTTACGGGTAGAGGCGGCGAGGATCGCGCCCGCTCTGTCCTTGCTTATCCCCTGTTTGCGCGCGATCTTCGCCTGGACGGCCTTGAAGCCTGGCCCCTTCTTTGCCATCGCGTCTCCTCAGGTCTTGATGATGAACTGGACGACGACGAAGGACGGAGTGTCGAGCGCGTCGTTCGCGTTGTTGGTCCCGATCGAGCCGCCGAGCGCGGGCGCGCCGGAGACCGAGAGCGCCGCCGCAGCCGAAGCCGTCCCCGAGTTGGTGGCGAAGTTCGGCCCGGCGTCGGCCTGGTCGACGCGGATGTTCGAGCCGCCCGCGGTCGAGATGTAGTTGCTCGGGATCCCGTGGGTGTGGCCGGAGTCGGTGACGGCGAGCGTGCCCGCGCTCACCGTCTTCGCATCGGTGGTGCGATGCTGCGGGCGGCGGTTCGCAGCCGCCTGGCCGTCGTTCTTGTTCAACGCGTTCACGGCCGCGTTCGTGCCCAGGCCGACAGGAATGCGGCCTTGAAGGTCGGGCAGGTTGAAAGTGGTGCTCCCATCCCCCGCCCCGTAGCCGGAGCCGATCGCGGCGAAGAGGGCGGCGTAGGTGGTGCGCGAGACGGCGCTGCCGTCGCAGAACAGGTAGCCGGACGGGGCGACCGAACCGGCGAACGCCTCGATCACACCGGCCGGGACGCCGGGCGCGGGCGCAGCCCAGGTGCCGTCGCCGCGCAGGAACGTCGACGAGCTCGGCGAGCCGGAGCCGAGATCGGCGGGGGCGATCGCCGCCCACACGACTGCGCCGCCGGAGCCTTTCAGCCACTGCCCGTTCACCACGCTGCCGCCCGGGAACGGGATCAGCTTGTTCAGGTTGGCCGCGTTCAGCGGCGTGACGCCGTCGACGAAGAGCGAACTCACGAGCCTCCCTTCAACGCCGAAGGGCCCCGAAGGGCCCTAGGGCGGATCAGTCTCCACAACGGAGGAGCCGTGAAGCTCTACCGGAGGAGCCCGCCGGGGATCGCTCCCTGGACGAGGTAGGGCGAGTGTAGCCGGATCCTCTATTCTTCGTGCGTTCAGCTCTCCGCACGAAAGGAGGCTCCATGAGTGAGCCGGTCAGCATGCAAGTACAGGCGTCCCTGCTGGAGTTGGCGCTGCCGCTGCGCGAACAGCTCGCCCAGATCGCGACGCGCACGGCGGAACTGCAACGGGAGCTGCGCGACCTGCGCGAAGCCACCCAGCAGATCAGCAAGGTGCTGCGCGGCCTGGAAGGAACGAAGGCCCCGGCGAAAGGCGCGGGCAGCGGCGGCGAGACGCGGCGGGCGCGCAAACGCGAAGCGGTGCAGACGTTCGTCGAGGGAAACCGGGACGCCTACCAGGACGGGTTCACGAACCAGCAGCTGCTCGCCGACCTGAACCGAAACGGGGAGCGACACTCCAAGGACGCCGTCCGCCTCGCCACCAAGGACATGCACGAGCGCGGCCTGCTCCGGGTCGACCGCAAAGCACGGGGCGGCGGCAGCGTGTACAAGCTGGTCGGGAATGCCTAGAGCGAAAGCCAGCTATCACGCCCGGGTCACCGACTACCGGGACACCGACATCATGTTCAAGCTCGCGGAGGCCTCGAACGGGAGGGGGGTCTCCTCGCAGGCCCTGGCGGAACTGTTCGGCTACGAGCCCGAGGACGGCTCGCAGCCGTTCGGGATCCGGCTCGCCTGGATGCGCAACTACGGCATGGTCGCCTACGACGACAAAGAGAAACTGTGGAAACTCAGCCGCGGCGGCGAACGCGTCGTCGAGGCGCGCCTGCGCGCGCCCGAGCTGCGCGTGGTGGAGACGATGCCGGACGAGAAGATGATCGAAGTGATGGCGCTCGTCACCTCGCGCTTCCAACGCGGCGAGACGATGATCGGCCACATGCTCCGGCGTGAGTTCGCCTACGGCACGCAGAAGCGATGAGTACGAGTGGCCGAACGAGCAGGCGCGGGCGTTCGGCTACTCGCACTGGGTCGTCTGGAGGGCAGTGCTGGCTCTGAGCATCCAGGACTGGCTGCGGCAGAGACGGAGGCAGGGATGAACAACCTGAAGACCTTCTGGCGGATCCGTTCGATCGGCCGCCCCTACGACAACCTCGACATCACGCTCACCGCGGACACCGCCTCGGAGACGGTCGCGCAGACGATCGAGCAGGCGGCGGCAGCGCACGGGATCGAGCTGGAACGACTGGACGAACCGATGCCCTCCTGGAAGCCGGTGGTGGCAGAGCCGAAACCATCTGGGGGTGACGGATGAGCGGCCCCACACCTTCTACGAAGCGCGGCCTCACTTTGTCGGGTGTGCAGCATGTCTCGTTTCAGCACGGAGATGAGACGTGGCTGCTGTGGAGTAACGGCATGAAGCATCAGGTAGAGAAGATCCCGGGCAGGTGGACGCCCGCGCAGCTAGGTCTAGTCGTGCGGCGGGCTGGGGGTGAACGGATGAGCCGCCCGGACAACACTCGCTGTGAGTGCGGGCACCCCGAGGCGTCTCATCCGCAGCCGCCCGCGCCACCGTGGGCCAGACCTTGCCGCGCAACCGTCTACGAGACGGTGCCGAACGGAATGAATGCGCGGCCGTGCCCTTGCAAGAACTTCCGGCGGGCTGGGGGTGACGGATGAGCGGCTGCGGTCACGACGACAGCTTGGAACGAAACAACATCAGGCTGGTGAAGAAGACGTAGGTCCGGCCGCGGTGCGCTACCGTGCAGGTGTCATGGACGCGAAGGAATGCCCGGTCGACTGGCGGCACGGGCCCCTCGCGTCCCACGACCACTTCTGCTGGGTGTGCGGGGCCGAGCTCCCTACGGAGACGGAACCCGGCGCAGAGACTCCCGATAGCGGCGCTGCTTCTCCCGGTGCTCGGTCTCGCGGCGTTCGAGCTCGGCGACCATCTCGTCCAGCCAGGCAGGCTCCTCCGGTAGGTTCGCCATGATCCGCTGCGCCGCCTGCTCGCGCTCGGCCCAGGTGCGAGTCTCCGAAGGCGCGTAGCCCCAGTAGTCCCGGATCCGCTGCTCCTCCGAGTCCGAGAGAACCCTGCCCGCCTTCGCGGCGGCCACGAGCGCAGGCACGTCGAGCTCCTCCGGCTCAGGCTCGTCCACCTGCCGCTCAGGCAGATCGGGATCCACGCTCGCCCGCCGCCCCTCGTCGAACCGGCGTCGGAACGCCTTGCGGTGCGCATCCGAACAGAACCTCGCCTGCGCAGCCCCCTCGAACTCGGACAAACAGAACTCGCACGTCTTGATCATCTGTCCGACTTCTCCTCTCTCTTTGCGAAACTCGGACACGGCCCCGCAACCCGGACAGGCCTGCCACACAGGAGCCCGGGACGGGGCCCATTCGTGCGCGAAACCCCGTGCGCTCAGCGGGGCGGGGCCCGGCGGGCAGGTGCCGCGCGCGCGCTCGCGCGCGCGGGGGAGGGGGAGTTCCTGGCGGCCGAGCCCTCTCGTTCCCGCGCGCGCGCGAGCGGGAGACCGTGCGCACACGCGGGAGCGTTTCCCTGCTCCGGCCGCCCCTGCCGCGTAGCAACGGCGTAGCAACGGCCCTCCAAACCCAGTGTTTTGCCTGGGTTCAGGCCTGAGCGCCAGTCAGGCTGACTGGGGCTCGTCGAGCAGCCTGGCGGCCAGCTGCTGCATCTCGACCCAGCCGAGCTCGGGCACGGCGGCGGCCGTGGCGGGGAGCTCGACCTCGACCGTCATCTGCTGCAGCGGGAACGTCGCGTCGAGCGCCGCGAGCACGGCGCGCTGGCGCTCGATCGTGCTCAGCGAGGCGTCGTCGAGGGGCGCGTCGACGAGCGCAGCGGCGAGCTCGTGAGCGCGGTCAAGCGCCTGCACACGAGCGATTTGCCTGGGGTTCGCGACCCTGTTCGGCCCGATACCAAGAAGTACCCTCCTGGAGCGAAGTCTGGCCTTGGCCGCGACTCCCAGCAGCGCTGCCCGCTGCGGATCGCCGCCGCCTGCGTGCGCCGAGCACAGTCGCATGCCTCGAAGCCGGGGAGCTCGACAGCGGCCTCGATCGACCATGATCACCCGGCAGCGTCCGTCGTCTTCCCCGGGTAGGAGCGTCGAGCCGGGCGCGATCCGGTGGCAGGCGGGGACGAGCTCGCCGTCGAGCTCGACGAGCTCGTGCGCGTCGATCCAGGCTCGTGTGCCGCGACGAGGTTCGAGCTCGCCTTCGGTCTCGACGATGGTCTGGGTCAAGATCCCCCTTTTGGGTCATGCGACAGGATGTGGTCTTCGGCAACAGTGGTGTCCGACACCGACAGCGAGCCGCCGAGGCTTTACCGGACTCCTGCGACCCGAGCCGCCACCCGCAAGCGTGGCGAGCCGGAACGGAGAGCACGGGGGGTACAGCGGGGCAGCGGAGAAGATGGCCGATCGGCCGACATCCAACAGTCGCGGATGCACATCGCGGTGAGGGTGGAGGCGGAAGAGCCGGAGGGCCGCAGCCGCAGGATCGTGGAAGGCTTCTAGGGCCAGGTCGGAATCAACTCAGGTTCGAGCCCTTCACCCAGGGCGCGGCAGAGGCAGGGGAAGTACGGCGCGGAGTGACGCCCGCGACGCGGAGACGCGTAGACCCGCCTGTTGCGCCCTGAGTGCAGGGTTCGGCCTGAGTCCTCCTCCACAGAGGGCGCTGGATGATCCGGCGCTGCGAGTTGATCCTGATGACCGTCGACAGACGGGCCGCGCAAGCGGCGACTGGGCTCGCAGCATCACCGCCAGCGTCACCCGGTCGAAAGGGGGAGCCGAAGCCGGAGTTGTCACCCGGCGAGCTGTTCGGCGTCCTCGATCACTCTCACAACGGAGGTCACCATGAGCAGAGGGCGTCACGACTACGCGGCGGTCTTCGGCGAGATGTGGGCCGCTCGGAACGACGAGCGGGTGCACACCTTCGCCAACGGCCACGTCTACGGGCGCAAGGAGCGGCGCGAGAGCATCCGGGCGAACATCCGGGCGCAGCGCGGCTTCGCGCGGAGCGGCGAGTGAGAGCTCGCCGCGCTCGATCAATCGACGAACGGAGGAACACCATGAAGACGTACTCGATCCTGTACAGCTACGCCACCTGGGACCGCAACTACCGCGGCCAGCGCGGCCAGCGCATCGAGGCTCGCAGCGAGAAGGATGCGATCGAGCGCATCCGGCGCGGCGAGGGCCGCTACGGGCCGTGCCCGAGCGCGGAGATCGTGCGCTGCAAAGAGGTCGCCTAGCGGCCTCTCGATCAATCTCATCGAACGGAGGACACCATGAAGGTCACGATCCACGGGCCGAACCTGCGCGACCAGTCGAAGGGCCAGTTCCACGTCCACACGGCCGACTGCGCCGACAACGGCAAGTACGGCCCTCGTCGCCCGAACGGCGGCGAGGACAACGGCTGGACGGTCGAGGCGAGCTCGCGGCTGGAGGTGTGCGCGGCGATCTACGCCGACCACCTGAGCGACTACGGCCTCGACGCCGACCACCCCGAGGGACAGTCCATGCTCGACGACTGGCTCTCCGACTTCCACTTCGCGCCGTGCATCGGCGCACTGCTCGACTGAGCTCCCACCGGGAGCTCTCGATCACTCTCACCGACTGGAGGAACACATGATCCGCTACGGCGAAGCCGGTCTCCGCGACTGGCTCGAAACCTCGGACGCCTACCAGGTCCTCGACGACGCTGTGATGGGCTGCCTGCTCGACTCACAGGTCGACGAGCTCTGCGAAGACTTCCGCGTCACGCGCGGCTCGTTCCGGGCCGCGCTCGACTCGGCGCTCCGCGACGGGTTCTAGAGCCCCTCGCGGGGCTCCTCGATCACTCTCACATCGGAGGTCACCATGCACGCACCGTTCGACATCTACTGCGACGGACACAAGCTGGCGACGATCTACGCGAACGACGGCATCGAGGCGCTCCGCGCCTACTTCGCGCAGACCGAGCCTCGCGAGGTCGTCGACGAGTACATCTCCCGCGCCTACTGGCCCGCCGGGATCGTGCACGTCGATGTCTCGCACTACGGCTACGTCGCCTACCCCCGCTTCTGAGCGGGGCTTGATCACTCTCACGAACGGAGGAACCATGCTCAAGAAGGACATCGTCCTCGGGGGCGTCTACCGCGTGCGCTGGCACGACGGCAGCTTCACCGAGGTCGAGCTCATCCGCGAGCTCCACCGGAGCTCGTTCGGCCACCGCTACGCGCCGCCGAAGCGGATGTGCCACTACCAGGCTCGCAACCTGGCGACGGGCCGGATCGTCGAGATCAAGTCCGCCGCGAAATTGCGGGAGCGGGTGCGCTGAGCGCACCCCTCGATCACTCACACAAGGAGGAACCATGCTTCACACCTACCGGGTCCGACTCGGCCGCGGCCTCTACGGCAGCCGCTTCTCGCTCCACGTCGGAGCTCTCAACCCGACCGAGGCGCGTGCGATCGCCGAGTGGGCTCGCCCCGGCTGGAAGGCGATCTCGGCCGTCCGCTCGCCCTACGCGCTCACGCTCGCCGATCGCAACCTTCGCGAGCGGTACCTCGCGAGCCTCACCCCCGCGCAGTAGCGCGGGCTCGATCAATCTCAACGAACGGAGGAACCATGAGTTGGACGTACAGCAACCCCGACGGCACGCCGATCATTCGCGACGGCGCACCGATCCGCTTCGCTGCAGTCATCAACGCCGAGTCGGCCGAGCGGCTCTACCGCTTCATGCCCGAGAACTACAAGATCCTCGCGGGCATCGACGGGACGTACCTGATCGGCGGCGCTGACCGCGCCGGTTGGACGCTGCAGGGCTACGTCATCCCGCGGCTTTCGAGCGGCAACATCCAGGCGATCGAGCTCCTGCCGAACACTGTCGGCGAGCTCCTCGCAGGCCCGGCCGACGGCATGCGCCAGGCGATCGAGAACACCTTCTGGCACTACGTCGAGGCTCGCCAGGCCGAGCCGAACCTCCCCGCGTGAGCGGGGAGCTTGATCAATCTCCGAGCCCCCGGATGGGGCTCACGAACGGAGGAACTGTGTACGGAAACACCGTCGAGCGGAGTCAGTGGACCCCGCAACGCAGCGTCGTCGGCGAGATCGAGACGTCGGCCGCAGGGAACGTCATCTTGCGCGTCGGCCGCGAGGTCGAGTCGAACGAGGCCAGCGGCCTTTTGCCGCCCTGGGCGATCGAGCCCGGCTGGCAGCAGACCGAGCACGTCGTGCTCACCCCCGACGAGGCCCGCGAGCTCGCAGCCGAGCTCGCACGTCTCGCCACCACCCCCGCGTAAGCGGGGCTTGATCAGTCACCACAACCCAAGGAGGAACACCATGGCAAGCATCCGCACCGCCAAAGGGCCGATCGAGTACCGCGACGGGCGTGCTCCCGAGTGGCTTCAGGTCATCTGGGAGTCGCAGACGATCACCGACGAGCGCGGCACCGAGCGCGTCTTCGGCAAGCCCGAGCTCAGCGAGTGGTGGGCAGGCGGCACCGTCGAGGAGTACGAGCACGCCCGCGTCATCCACCGCATCGACCCGAGCGTCTCGATCGTCTCGAAGACGGAGTACGGGCACGAGGTGCTCGTCGAGGCCGCCAAGCGGCTCGGCATCCACTGCAACTGAGGGCTTCGGCCCTCCTCGATCAGTCACCCATCAAGGAGGAACCATGAAGGACGTCAAGCACCTGGCGGCCGAGCTCGCGCTCCTGCGCGAGTACGACCGCGTGCGCACGCACCTCGGCCACTACTACGGTGGCGGCCAGGTCGGCTCCGAGCTCGGACGTCGTCAGCGCGAGCTTGAGAGCGCGTGCTTCGGCGACGTGCACAGCGCGTACGAGCTCGAACGGGACGCGCCCCGCGAGGATCTCCTCGCCGCCTTCCAGCGCATCGGCAAGCCGCGCCTGCGGCGGGTCGTGCGCGACAACGAGCGCTGGGGCGTCACCCCGAGCTCGGGCCGGAGCGAGACCGCCTGGCGGCGCATCGCCGCCTGGGTCGGAGCGGCAGTCTGATGTTCAGCGTCGAAGACCACGGCTCGATCGTGCTCGTCCGCCCGCTCACGCCCGACGTGAGCACCTGGCTCGAAGAGCACGTCGACCCGGAGGCGCAGTGGTTCGGCAAGGCGCTCGTCGTCGAGCCGCGCTACGTCGCCCCGCTCGTCACCGCCCTCGTCAACGAGGGCTTCGCCGCGCAGTAATGCGCGGCCTCGATCAACCCACAAGGAGGAAAGCATGAGCATCACGCTCACCACCGCGCAGCTACGCACGATCGCCGAAGAGGCGACGAAGGCGTCGCTCGCGGACGCGTTCACCGTGCTGATCACGCCGCAGGGCGACGACGACATCGTCGCGTTCCTGACGGAGGACGGCACGAGCCTCACGACCGTCACCGTCTTCGCCGACGGCAGCATCGCGAGCGGCTGGATGGCGTCGTGAGGATCACGGCCGCCAACCTGACCGAGCTCCACGAGACGCTCGGCGAGCTCACCGGCATCGCCGAGGAGCTCGGCTCCGAGTTCGAGACCTGGCTCGGCGCTCGCGAGGATCGCAGCGCGTACGACCCCGAGGACGTCGCATCCGCCCGCGAGACGATCGAGGGCGCGTTCGACGAGCTCCGTTCGCTCGGCGAGCGGCTCGTCGCCACGCTCGACAAGTAGCACGCCCGCGCGAGCGGGCTCGATCAATCCAGCGAACGGAGGAAGCATGACCGAGCTCAACGGCAAGATCGCCACAGAGATCGCCGACACGCTGATCGCGAACGGCTACTCGACCTGCACGCCCGAAGACGTCTTCGACGTCCAGCAGCACGGCAGTGTCGCTGCGTCGACCGTCGGCGAAGAGTACGACGAGAACCTCACCGACCAGATCATCGACCAGCTTGACGTACGCGGGATCCCGGTCCCGTAACGCCCGCGCGAGCGGGCTCGATCACTCAACCCAAGGAGGAACACATGAGCGAAGACATCCTGCAGGTGATCGTGCGACGCCTCGACCTACTCGGCGAGGAGATCGCCTCGCTGCGACGCACGATGCTGGACGAGTTCACCGCGTTGCGTCACCTCGTACAGGCGCTCGACCGCGACATCGAGGGGCTCTCTCGTTACGTCGCCGGACAGGACGGCGAGTCATGAGCGCGACCAAGGTCGAGCTCGTCGACCTGACCGAGATCGCCCGCATGACCGGCGTGCAGCGACGCACGCTGATCATGTGGCGCATCCGCGGCAAGCTTCCGCCCGCCTACTCCGAGCTCGCGATCGGGCCCGTCTGGGCTCGCGACACGATCGAGGAATGGTGGGCGAATCTCGCCGCGAAATAGTGGAGGAGGATTCAGGACCGATTTAGCGCAGGCTCCCGCTGAACCTTTCAAGCACTGCGGCCTTGCGCCGCCCTCGCGGGGGCCTCGGCTACCCGCGAGTCTAGCCGCTTCAGCTGGCGGCGTACAGCCTTCTTCGTCAGGCCCAAAGCCCTGGCGATCTCCCCTGCTTTCAGCCCGACGGCCGCCAGCGTGGCGACCGTCTGCTTGGCCTGGACCTGGGCCGGTTCCCGCAGCCAGGCGGGCACGCGGACACTGCGCATCCGCAGCGCGAGCGCGACGACACCGAGCTCCAGCTCCAGCGCCGCGCGCGGCCCGAGCTCGCGCCCCTGATGCTCGACGAGCTCGGCTTTGACGAGCTCGTACCAGCGCGGGTGGGCGTGCCGGAGCCAGTCGAGCTGGCGTCGGAGCTCCGCGTAGCTGCCGTGCCGGTCGTGCGCTTCGAGGGCGCGTTCCCACGCGTAGCCCGAGTCCTCAGCCATGGGGAGGCGAGCGGGCTCGGGCTCGCGCGGGAGCTCTGCCGCCTCGTCGAGCGGGAGGCGCAGGTAGGCATCGTAGGGGCGGTCGCCGCGGGTGCGGCGCTTCTCGCCGGTCCCGTCGCAGACGAGACAGACCTTGAAGCCGCCCCGAGCGCGTACGCGGCCCGTGGAGCGGCACGTCTCACAGGGCAGGTACTTGGACGCCTCGGGGCCCGACAGCGGCTGCAGCGGGCTCCTGTAGGACGGGTAGGGGTCATCGAGGGAGGCGAGTAACAGCTTCACCCCGTCGACCTTCTCTGCCAGTGTCATTCGCGGCTCCTGCCCGCCGCGAGCTCCCGGGCGGGAGCCTAGCTGCTGGTGTGGCGGCGGCGCGCGTTCGTCGTCCAGCCCTGGATAGTCGAGGCTCCGACGCCGAGCTCCTCGGCCATGCTGCGGGCGGACGCGCCCGAGTCGCGGCATTCGAGCACGAAGTCTTCGAGCCGCTCGTCGTAGAGCGTGCCGTACCGGTGCGCTCGTGCGCGCACCTCCAGGAGCAGGCGCAGATGCCGAAGCTCAAGCTCCGTCAACGGCCTGCCCGGCACTCGCCCCCTGCTCGCCATCCCCGGGAGCACGGTAGTCATCTCCGGGCAGCGTAGCGCCCGAACCGCCGCACAGTGATGTGCGTCGCCTCGAACGGTTTCCCGCTCTTTGCGGATTCGCGACTTGCGCCCGTCCGCCCCGGTCCGGTAGAAGACGACGCCTCCCCGGTTCCCTGTCGCAACCAAGCGACGGGGTTGTCCGGCGTTGCGGGGAGGTAGGGGCAGGCGTGCAGGCTGACGTGCTGCGGAAGAGGGGCGTTCCCTCGTCTGACCGGGGGGGGCTGCGGGGGTCGCCGCCGCCCACGGGAAGCCTGAGTGGCGGGAGCGCGGTGCGGCACGCGCCCCGCCCCTTTTGCGCTGCCGCGCTCTCTTTTTTCGTTCCTTGCGTACACAAGGGGCAATACGGAGGCAACTCACGGCCATTGGGAGGCAACTCACGGCCATTTGGAGGCAACTTTTGGCCTCCAAAGTCCGCAGATTTTTGGCAGAAATGGAGGTGTCACGAGCCCGTGACCAGACGAAAAGGTGTAGAGACTTTTGGGCAGCGACTTCGACGGCTGCGTCACCAGAGCGGGTACCTCCAACAGGAGGCGGCGGCGCTCAGCGGTACGCCCGACAGGACGTACAGAAACTGGGAGAACGACCAGTCGCATCCCCGCTACGACGGCGGCCCACGCATGCGACGTCTCGCCGAGCTCTACGAGGTCAGCGTGCTCTACCTCTTCACCGGGAGCGACGAGTGAGGAGCCTCCATGCCCATAGCGGAGTGTCACATCACCAAGGTCTCACAGGAGCTCGGCTCCGAGTGGGGCCGGATCGAGACCGACCACGACACGGTCAGGAAGCTCTCGACCAAGCGCCCGGACCTGATCAGTGAAGCGGCCGCCTTCAAGGCCTCGGGTGTTCTCGTCGGCATCGACTACAACGAGCGCGTCCAGACCAAGCCTGCCGCCGACGGCAGCGGGCTGCGCACCTACCGCGACTTCTACTACAACGGCGCGGGCGAGCTCGCGGGCAACGGCTCGGGGCCCGCCGAGATCCCCGGCCTCGACATCGTGCAGCCGCAGGCGCGGGGCGAGGATCCCGACCGGAACTGGCGCATCTGCCTGCAGACGGGCGCGAAGCTCGCCGTCGCGACGATGCCGCTGATGCCGGTCGACCAGCGCGACTTCGAGACGCAGAAGGCGATCGCGCGCGCCTGGGGCGAATTCTTCCTGTTCGAGCCGCGTCCGACCGGCACGAGCTCGCCGGACGAGCTCGACGACATCCCTTACTGATGGCCGTGCGCGTCCCCTCGCCCGCCGATGCGCCCCGGATGACGGCGAAGCAGCTGCTGCGCCGGATCCGCCAGGACGGCGGCAAGGTGTACCGGATGCGCGAATGGTGCGTGTTCGCGATCACCGAGAACCGCGAGCTCGCCGAATGGCTGATCGGGCTGGGCGCGAAGTCGTACCTGCCGCGCGGGATGGAGCCGAGCGAGAGCACACCGCCCGGCTCCTACCGCAACGCGCGCGACGGCGCGCCGCGCTGGGACGTGTACATCCACCACATCCCGGTTCGCGGCGAGCAGAGCGTCTGGGAAGCGGCGCGCGACTCCGACGCAGACCTGCACCTCGTCCGTGACGCCGACAAGCGCGGATTCTACGAATGAACCTGGACGCCCGGCAGTACGTCTCGCTCGGAGTCGAGCCCGCCGGGCTGCTCGACATCGGCTGGAACCTGCCGCTCAAGCATCTGTCGGCGTCCTCGATCGACATGGCGCGCCGCTGCCCGGAGCAGTGGCGGCAGCGCTACATCCTCGGACGCAAGGAGCGCCCGGCCGAGTCTCCCGTGATGGGGACGGCGGTGCACGCGGCGCTGGAGCGGAACTTCGCCCAGAAGATCGACTCGCACGTCGACCTGGAGCTCGTCGACCTGCTCGCCTGGTACCTGGACGAGGGCTTCGCCCGCGTCTGCTTCGACGAGCAGGAGCGCGCGGGTGAGGAGATCCTCTGGGACACCGGGCCCGAGCAGACGCGGCAGCGCGGCAAGTTCATCGTCGCCGCCTACCACGAGCATGTCGCCGCGCGGATCCAGCCGCTGAAGACGGAGAGCGTCTTCGACATCGAATGGGGACTGCCGGTGCCGGTGCAGGGCCGCTTCGACCTGGAGCGCGAATCATCGACGGTCGACTTCAAGACCGGCAAGCAGGCGACCCGCAAGCCGAAGGAGTCGTGGCGGATCCAGGCGGCGATCTACACCGAGGCGACCGGCAAGCCGGTCGAGTTCCATTCGCTCGCCGCGTCGGCGAAGACGAACGCGGTCACGATCACGACGCCGCTCGAAGCCGAGGATCTCCTCGTCGCCCCGCACGAGCTCGAACGGCAGGAGATGAAGCGCACACTGCGCGCGGTCGCCGCCGAGCTCTGCCTGTACATGGCGATGAACGGGCCCGACAACCCGTGGCCGACCTACGGCCGCTTCCACCAGTGGGGCTGCGACTACTGCGGCTTCCGCCCGGGTTGCATCGCCTGGCGGACGCCGTGAGGGACGCGCTCATCCTCCTGATCGGGATCCTGATCGGCTTCATCGCCGGGATGGTCGTCGAATGGGTCTCGACGCTGCCGAGGCAGTTCAAGCGGTGAGCCAGCTCGACATCAGCCAGTACGCGACCGCGCCACCACCGCCGCCACCGCCGGTCGACATCGCCGAGCTCCCCGAGCTCCCCCGCGGCTTCGGCTTCACCGCGATGGAAGTCGCGGAAGCGCTGATCAGCGACCCGGACGAATGGCGGCGACGGGAAACCGTCCGCCGCCGCGTCCAGGAGCTCCAGGAGCCGTACGGCCTGCTCGACGTGATCGGAGTGCGGCCGGGCAAGCGCAGTCACAGAGACAACCAGGTGTACCGCTCGAACGGCGCGGCCCGGGAAGCGCTCCAAAACTGGGACGGAGGCCGGTCGTGGGAGACCCGGCACCTCGTGCGCAACAACGACCCCGAAACAGCCCAGGACGCGACACGCGCCCTCCGGCCCGACACCGACTTCCACGCGATCATCGCCTTCTTCGCGAACAGCGGCTGCTGATGACTTTGCCTCTCGTCGACAGCTGGAATGTGCGCGGGCTCGAGGGACCCAAGTACAAGGTGGGCCCGCACTGCGCGATGCCGACCTGTGCGCGCTTCGCCGACCACGCGCACCACATGGTCAGGCGCTCGCAGCTGGGCGGCGACTACGGCTGGGTGGAGATCGACGGAGACCGGTACGCGAACCTGGTCGGGCTCTGCGCCGATCACCATGACGCCGTCACCGGACGCGTCGGCGGACACCGGGCGGCGATCCGGCTCGTCGACGGAGTCTTCTGGTGGTGCGAGCTTGTCGAGCACACGTTCACCGACGAGATCGAATACGTCCTCGTCGCCGAGCTCGACGACCAGCCTCCGACCCCCGAGACGCTCGCCGCGCGAGCTTCCCACGAATCGGGGCCGGAGACCTGCCCGTACTGCGGGCAGACAACCAGGCGGCGGCGCGGGGCGACCGGCTCACAGCGCCGCCGCCGCAAAACCTGGGGGATCCTCGTCCCCGACGACGACGAGGACGGCGCGGAGGTGCTCGACACGCTCGTCGACGATCTCGCCCCGCACATCGGCGTCACGCCGGACAGGACGGGCCGCTACTTCGTCGTCGTCGCCGCGCTCATCTACGCGTTCCAGAATCTGCGCGACTTCGTCGCCTCGGTACGAGCGGCATGACCCTGCGAATCCGCAACCGTGTACGCGACTATCGCGCCGAAAACTCGAAGCGCAACGAGTACGGCTGCATCGTCAGCGTGCGCGAACAGTCGAGCGGCGACGTGCGCAGCCTGCACGCACCCGGACTGCGCATGGAGGCACTGCAGACGATCTGCGAGCTACTCGACCGTACCGAGGGCGACTGGAAGGTGGTCGGCTACTCGACCCCGGAGACGATCGTCTTCGACCTGAAGGGGAAACGGCACGGCGGCGGGCACAAGGACAGTCCCGCGCACATCGCCTTCCCCGAGGCGCGTGTGCTCGCCGGGATCGGGCGACTCGACCTGCTCGACCCGAGCCTGCAGCGCAGTGACCACCGTCACTACCGGCGACGCGCATGAAGGTGCTCGTCTGCGGATCCCGCAGCTGGCGCGACGGCGACACGATCCGCACCCGCCTGCGCGCCCTGCCGCGCGGCACCACCATCATTCACGGGACCGCGATCGGGGCGGACAGGCTCGCAGGCGAGATCGCGAACGGGCTCGGCTTCGCCGTCGAGGAGTACCCGGCCGACTGGCACGGGCGCGGCTACTACGACCCGGCCGCCGGGAAGAAGCGCAACCTGCGCATGCTCGACGCCGAGCCCGACCTCGTGCTCGCCTTCTGGGACGGACGCTCGACCGGGACGATGCACACCGTCGTCAACGCACGCGAACGCAGCATCCCCGTCGAGGTGGTCGAGCCGTGAGCCGCGGACACGACCGCGAACGCGACGTCCGCCGCCAGCTGGAAGAGGACGGCTGGGTCGTCTTCCGCGCCGCCGGGTCTCTCGGGATCGCCGACCTGGTCGCGCTCCGGCGCACGTTCACGCCGCAGCTGATCGAAGTGAAGTCGACCGCCGACGGCCCCTACAAGAGCTTCGGGCCCGCCGACCGCGCCGACCTGCTCCACGTCGCCGAGCGCGCCGGGGCGGAAGCCTGGCTCGTCTGGTGGCCGCCGCGACGGCCCGCCCAATGGATTCCCTCCGACCGCTGGCCCGCCGCCAAGCTCGCCCATGTCTGACCTGGAGCTCCTCAGCTTCAAGCTGCCGCCCTCGATCCGGCTGCGCGCCCAGATCAGCGAGCTCGCCACGCGCTACGAATATTTAAAGAGACAGCTCAGCTACACGCGCGCCGAGGCGCGCGAGCTGCGCGCCCGCGTCCGCGAGCTCGAAGCGCAGCGCGACCGCTGGAAGCAGCGCGCGCTCGCTGCCGAGCGGGTGCAGAGAAAAGCACCCCCATCCCTTTCCCCCAGGTCCAAGAAGGAGGTGCGCCTGGAGCGTAGCGCGTAGCTCTCGTCCGCGTCCGAGCCGCTGAGCTAATCGAGGGGAGGTCGCTCGCCCCTCTGCAAACGCCGTTAGAGGGTATGGGCATCGCGATCCCTGAAGAAGCTGGATGCGAATCCCACGACAACCCCCGGGTGGAGGCTTCGGCCTCGGGCACGCAGGCATCGGGCTATCCGGCACCCCGGCCCCCAGCGAGCTACTACCTGCGAATGCGACAGCGTCCGAAGACAGCGTACGTCGGAGCAGCGCACTGCCCCTCGCGTAGGCCAGCGGGGGGCTTGCGTAGCGAACCGAGCCAGCCCCGTCAGAGCAGGCAGAAAGGAGAGCGCGATGGCGAGACAGCGAAGCGCGA